AAGTGGTGATACGCCACCGGCAGGTTGGTCGTTTTTAACAGTGCAAACAGTGCCGCTTCATCCACGCTTGATCGCCTCCTCTACCTCCCGGGCAAATTCCCGGATTACTTCTTCCTCAGCTGGCCTGATATGAGGTTTACCCTCTACCCGACCACCTCCAACCTTTGCATGCCCTTTTTCTAACAGATGAGCCAATCGATAGTGCGGCGCCTTTACGTGTACAATTCGCTTGTGAGGCTGGCCTACTTCTGGCTCGGTTTTCATCGTCCAACTCTTGGCATACTTGCCGTATCGTTTCGGTGATGTTTGTTTGAGCCGCTTGACTGCCGCCTTGCCAACCGCCTCACTGCTGGCGTTGACCTTTTCTACTACGTCCTGGGAATATTCGGCCAGGCCCTTGGCTATCTCGGCAGCCAGCTGGTCGACGTTGATATTAGCCATTACCTTATATCCACCTCCTGTCTATGGTAGCCCGTCCTAAAATCGGCAATTCCCCAATTGTGCCTACAAACTCAAAATATAGCGCCCCGATTACGTCTGGTATCACATAATCATATTGATATTTGCCCACATCGCTTGGCAACACAGGTATGTCCTCACCTACTTGTTTTTTGTAGCCGTCGTAAATTCGCAAATTAACATTCTCAGGTGACACATGCTCCCCGTTAAAATCCTTAAATTCTGCTTTTAGTCTGACTGTATTCCCGATGAGGGACATCAGCTCCACCCCCAGTTTTACTTCTCGTTCTTGAGTAGACAAATCTATTTGGCGTTCCTGAATCGACATTGTAATAATTAGCTGTTTATACGGCATGATTACATGCCGCAAGGTATCGGCAATAAACTCATATTCTTTGATAGCTTGTCTTAAAGCATCTGCGCTGTAAACTTGATCCGCCCGGACTACCCTGTAAGTATCGCCCACATAAATGCCCAATTCTACCACAAAACGCATAGTATCTGCGGAATATTCGTATTCCTTCACTATGCGCCTAAGCAGGTCGGCGTTATGGGCATCTGTTTTGATTATCATCCTTTTGGCATCGGCAGTATATCCGTATACTTTCAAGACTTTGCGGAACGTATCGGCGGCATAATCGTAGTCCTGCAATATTTTTCTTTCAGCATCAGCAGGATAAGAATATTCTTTTGCAATTCGCCTTGTGGTATCAGCATTAAACTGAAATTCCTTTGCTATCTGCCGTTTAGCATCGGCAATAAACTCTTGTTCAGCTATGATTTGTCTTACGGTGTCGGCAGGGTATTCATACGCCCTCAAAACTTTGCGAAGTGTATCAGCAGTATAATCATAGCCTTTAATGATTCCCCGTATGGTATCGGCATTAAAAAGCGCATCTTGGACAATGTGCCTTTTGGTGTCTCCAGAAAAGCTCTGTTCTGCTAAAACTTTCCGCAACGTATCAGCATTATGTTCGTAGGTTTTAAGCACCTGCCGTTTAGTATCGGCATTATAACCTTGCGATTGAATTACCTGTCTTATCGCATCGGCGGTAAATTCCTGCTGTATGACGATTTGCCTTAGTGTATCGGCTTTAAATTCCTGCCCTATCACTATCTGTCTTACCATATCGGCTTGATATTCTGCTTCTTCGGCAATTCTGCGAAGTACATCGGCTGTATAGTCATAGGATTTCACTACCTGCCGTAAAATGTCTGCCTGATACTCGTAACTTTTCAGCAATTTCCGCAAGGTATCAGCGGTAAAAGTATATTCTTTAATTGTTGCCCGTTTGGTATCGCCCGTGAAAACATGCCCTTGAATTATTTTGCGCTTGGTGTCTGCGCTGTAGGCATAGTCTTTAAGCGTTATGCGTTCGGTATCAGCAGAGTATTGATATGCTTTATTGACTTTACGGAAAGTGTCTGCCTGGTAAGTCTGGCTTTGGGCGATAGAGCGTTTCGTGTCAGCATTGTAAGATTGACTTTGTATGATAGTGCGAATAAGATCGGCTACGTATTCGCAATATTCAGGTGCTTCCTCATAATACACAAGATCCGGGTCGCGAATATAGTTAGTGTAGAGCGTTTTACCTGACACTGTTAACGCCTTCCAACTGCTTAAATCATCCGAATTAAGCACATGCCCTTCGAGAACCCCCAATCTACCGGCGGGGACACTCCAGTTTACATTGTTATCCTCGAACCAGCCGACAGCGGGCAACACCAGTTCGATGAGGGATGAGCAGCCCTCAGCATAGTTATTCATGAAAGAATCCCCCACGCTCTCAAGACTGCTGGTATCTGGAACAGCGAGCGAAGTGAGGGAGGAACAGCCCCCAGCATAGTAATACATGAAACTACTCCCCACACTCTCAAGACTGCTGGTATTCGGAACATCGAGCGAAGTGAGGGAGGAACAGCCCCCAGCATAGTAACGCATGAAAGAATTCCCCACGCTTGTAAGACCGCTAGTGTCCGGGACAGCAAGTGAAGTGAGTTTGGAACAGTCCCGAGCATAGTAGGCCATGAAATAATTCCCCACGCTTGTAAGACCACTAGTGTCCGGGCCAGTGAGAGAAGTGAGGGAGGAACAGCCCTCAGCATAGTAATACATGAAATAATTCCCCACACTCTCAAGACTGCTGGTATTCGGAACATCGAGCGAAGTGAGGGAGGAACAGCCCCCAGCATAGTAACGCATGAAAGAATCCCCCACGCTTGTAAGACCGCTAGTGTCCGGGACAGCAAGTGAAGTGAGTTTGGAGCAGCCCCGAGCATAGTAGGCCATGAAAGAATCCCCCACGCTCTCAAGACTGCTGGTATCTGGAACAGCGAGCGAAGTGAGGGAGGAACAGCCCTCAGCATAGGAATACATGAAATAATCCCCCATTGTCCCAGTCAAAAACGACTTTTGGGAAATGGCAATACTAGTTATTGTTTTTGCATTATAGAACGAAGGCGTCATATAATTATTGCCTGACTTATTCCAGTTGTGGGCTACCTGCATTGTAGTGGAAGTTACCGGGAAAGTGGTGCTTGTGCCTGAGACAGATAGAGTAGTCCAGTCTCCACTGGTTCCAGCACGATAATATACCGTGCCAGAAGTGGCAGACGAAGAACCCCTGTGCAGTCTTATCGGGCAGGTTCCTGACGCTGCTGAAAATGTCAGGGTATGGATAATGTCATAATCTTGGTTAGGGTTTATAGTAGCCACGATTACTCACCACTTCCCTTTTTCGCCTTGTTCATATGGATTGATTTGCGCCATTACCAACCTCTCCCCTAGCTTGTCCCCTAGCTTGTTGCTCCTATGGTTGCCGCAACCTGAATATCCACACTTGCATCATTCGCCGGTTCTTCCGTAGACGCTACTCTTGCTCTGGCCCAGAAGATTGTATTTGTTGCACCGATTTTTGTTAAGAAATCCAGCGGGTCTCCCCAATCTTCAGCCGTCCCTGGCTGTCCACTATTGTCAGGAGCAAGCTGCCACATCGTTACTTTTTCTGAATCTACAATACTGATTCGCGCATGGCGTGAAGAATCTTCAACTGTTTCGTAGCCAGGATCACAACGCACGGCAAGTTTAATCCAGTTTCCTTCCGCGTAACCTGATTCAGGTACTTTGATTGCGCCGGATTCGATAGGGTTTAGACCTGTGCTACTTGAAACAAGTGTACCGTCTGTGCCTCCTGCGGTTGGGTTATTTTTATAAATCTTGATTTTGCTTCCAGCCATTTATAACCACTCCATTTCTTGGATCTTCAAAACTCTAATCTTCGCCCAGGTTTCACCGGGCAAGTGGTCGATGTTGACGTTAGCCATCGGCGATCACCTTCTCACAGATTAGTTCAACCATTTCGCTCTTAGCCGGATTAATGTAGGTGCGTATTACTTTGTATTTAACGCTGTTACATTCAACTTTAACTTGGCCAGTATATTCGTTGGCCCAAATTATGAAGGTCTTTTCAGGCCTCAAACCGGCAACGGCTGCGTTGTAAAATTCAGACTGTCTGATGCCGGTTTCCTCGGCCCATACCTCATTTGTTGTTTCAGTCTCCACTTGATTGCCAATATCATCATCAGTCACAGTAATTGATACTAAC